TTGTAAAGATTTGCCCCAAAACGCCTCAAAAAGCCTCGAACATGAGTAACAAGGTCACAGAAGGTCACGTTCTGCCTGAAAAGGTCTTAGATAGGCTGCAATCGGTTTTGGGTAGGGACACAGAACGCGTTTTCGGCATTTCTACGCCTAGAATCCACACGCCGCTGAACGATCTGCCCTCAAAAGGGCAAGAACTCATAGATTTGGCCGCCAGCCTGAACGTTGACCTCATGGAATGGCAAAAGTTCTATTTAATCCACAGCCACAAGGTCAAGCCTGACGGGAGGTGGGCGACGCCCCTAAATATTTGTGTCGTCGCACGTCAAAATGGAAAATCATTTTTGCAGCAGATCAGAATTCTAGGCGGCCTTTTCCTATGGGACGAACCTCTACAAATCGGGTCGGCGCACAGATTGGCGACAAGCCTTGAACAATTTAGGGCATTGGTTTCGCTGATCGAAGCAAATGAATCACTGGCAAAACAGATCAAACGGATACGTTGGGCGCACGGTGCTGAGGAAATCGAAACATTGCACGGAACGCGCTTCATGGTAAAGGCAGGCGGTTCAGCTGCTCGCGGCGTTTCCCGCCCTGAAACAATCCACCTTGACGAATTGCGTGAAATGAACGATTTAGAATCGTTTGCCAGTTTGCGCTATACCCTGATGGCCGCGAGGAACCCTTTAGTCATGGCCTACACAAATGCGGGTGATTCCAGCAGCGTTGTTTTGAACGCGTTTCGTGAAAGGGCGTTGGCAAAGATTGCTGGGGCTGATGATGAAATTGGTTATTTTGAATGGTCAGCACCAACCGACGAAATCAGCGTAGAAAACGCACGGCATGCAAATCCAGCAATGGGAATCACAATTCATGAGGACAATATCAAGTCAGTATTAAAAGACCCACCCGACGTGGTCATGACTGAAGTGTTGTGCCGCTGGGTTGTTGCAATTTCCAGCGCGGTTGATTCTGCTTCATGGGGTAACTGCTTGGACAAAGAGGTTGACCTTGATTTGGATAAGTTGACTTGGTTGGCGATCGATCTTTCACCCGATCGAAAACACGGCAGTCTTGTTGCCGCCCAAAAACTTGGTGGCGAGCAATTTATTGTCAAAATGCTTCACACTTGGAAAAACGACCTTCAATTGGACGATAAAGCAATAGCCAACGATCTTGCAGACTACGCGCGCCGATATCCGACAGAATATGTTCTTTATTCCCGCAGAACTTCAGGAGCAGTTGCCGCACGACTTGCGCCCGCAGGAATTCCAATTTTCGACATGGATTCGGCTTATCCACAAAGTTGCGACGAACTTTTGTCGGCTATCAATTCAGGGCGTTTGAAACACAGGGGGCAAAGCCAACTGACCGACGAAATCTTGTCAGCGGTGCAATTGCGCCGTGGTGACGGCGGCTGGGTGATCGGTAGGCGCGCAAGTCAAGCGGTTGTGTGCGGCGCGGTAGCAACTGCGCTGGTGACACACTTTGCGACACGCCCAGAGAATGATCTTGACATCATGGTGGGTTGATCGTATAAGCCTGCAACAATTCGGACATGGGTTTATTCGATCGATTCACGCCAACGGTTGCGGCTGCCGTTCCAGCTGCGCCGTTGGACGTTGACGCTTCACTTGCGCCGTATTTTACTGAGAACAATAATTTTTTTCTGTACGGCATACAAAATGCCAACCGCGCCCAAGCAATGAGCGTGCCAACAGTTGCCCGCGCATTAGGAATCATTCAAACAATTTCTTCATTACCAATGCACACACGCAACGAAGCAACTGGTGAAAAAGTTACACAACCGCGCGTGATCAATCAGCCCGACCCACGAATTCCGGGGTCAACGTTTTGGGCATGGATAATTTCAGATTTGTTTTTTCATAATTCTGCCTATGGGTACGTTTTGGAAAGGTACGCGGATACGGGAAAAATTCGCGCAATGGAACGCGTTGCACCTGAACGCGTGTCGATTACTACAAATGCCAATGGAACAGAAATTGATTCTTACGAAATAGACGGTTCACCAATTGACCCAACAAATTTGGTCGTGTTTCCAAATACGCAAGAAGGTTTGCTTGCACGTGCTGGTCGCACAATTAGAGCGGCAGCCGCACTTGAAAAGGCTGCAATGAATTTTGCCAATGAACCAATTCCGCAAATGGTTTTGAAATCAAATGGCACATCACTGCCAGCAGATCGCGTAGCAAAATTGCTTTCATCATGGCGCACGGCGCGCAGCAATAAATCAACCGCATTTTTAAATGCTGACGTCACACTTGAAACAATCGGTTATGACCCAAAGAATTTGCAGCTAAATGAAGCGCGCAATTACGTTGCCCTTGAATTATCACGGGCATGCGGTTTGCCCGCGTACTTTACTGATTCACAACAATCAACGTTCACATACAGTAACGCTTTAGACAAAAGGCGTGACCTGGTGGATTTTGCATTTAGAAATTACATGTCAATAATCGAACAGCGTTTGTCATTTGCTGATTTTACACCAGCAGGCAATCGCGTTTTATTTGACCTTGACGATTTCTTGCGTGGCAATCCTTATGAGCGCGCACAGGTCTATGAAATCTTAAATCGTATCGGCGCAATGTCGATCGAAGAAATACGCGAGGAAGAAGACATGCTGCTATGAAAAAAGTAATCACACCAATTGCAATCACGGCTGCTGATTCAAACAGTCGCACAATCACTGGTCGCATTGTCACATTTGAAGAAACTGGAAACGCTTCAATTGGCAAAGTGCAGTTTGCAAAAGGTTCAATTGAACCAACTGCCGTTTTGCTTAATCTTGAACACGACCGTACACGTCGCATTGGCAAAACACTTTCAATTGAATCAAACGACAAAGGCATTGACGCAACTTTTAAAATTGCCAACACAACTGCGGGAACTGACGCACTTGTTGAAGCACAAGAGGGTTTGCGTGACGGTTTCAGTGTTGAAGTTTATTTTGACGAATACGAAACACTTAAAGACGGAACAGTGCGAATTTTAAAGGGTGAAATGACTGGTGTTGCATTGACCAGCGAACCCGCAATTAGATCAGCGCGTGTCGCTGAAGTTGCCGCCACAGAAGGCGAAGCAGAGATTTCAGATTCAACAATTGAACCTGAAGCACAACCAACAGAAGGAGAAGACGAAGTGGAAGACACCGTCAAAGACGCTTCAACCGCCGAAACGGTAGAAGCCGCCCAGTCAGTAACCGCAAACGTAAATGCTGCGGTCGGTGGTTGGACAACTAAGCCACGCTTAGAGTTCACCGCCGCTAAGTACCTAGAAAACACTATCCGCGCTTCATTGGGTGACGAGAACGCTCGTCAGTACGTTGCGGCAGCAGATGACACAACAGACAATGCAGGTTTAGTTCCTACACGTCAGTTGACTGAAGTAATCAATGGACTAGCAAACACGACAAGAAGTGCCGTGGACGCGATCAGCCGTGGGGTCTTGCCTGACGCTGGCATGTCTTTTGAAATTCCAAAGATCACAACAATGCCAACAGTGGCAGAAACTGCCGAAGCAGGCACACCTTCAGAAACTGATCAGGCTTCAAGTTTTCTTTCAGTATCCGTCAAGAAGTACGCAGGACAACAGACATTTTCCGTTGAATTGCTTGACCGTACTTCACCGCTATTTTTCAATGAGTTATTGACAAACATGTCAGCAGCGTACGCAAAAGCAACAGACCTAGCCGTCTACACTGCACTTGCAAGCGGTGCAACAGCCGACGCAACAACACTGACAACATACCCAACCGCAGCTGAATTGCTTGGTTTTGTTTCACGCGGTGCTGCTTCAGTTTATTCAAACACACAGGGATTTGCGCGCAACATTCTTGCGAACACTTCACAATGGGCAAACCTAATGACATTGAACGATTCAGGTCGTCCAATCTACATGGCTGCACAACCTTCAAACGCAGGCGGTTCAGTTCGTCCAGATTCAATTCGTGGAAACGTTGCAGGGCTTGATCTTTACGTTACTGCAAACGTACCGTCAGCAAATGACACAGACAAAGACGATTCAATGCTAATCATCAACCCAACTGCATACACATGGTATGAATCACCAACGTATCGCCTACGCGCTGACGTTATTGCTTCAGGTCAGGTTTCAGTTTCAGTTTATGGTTACGGCGCAATTGCAACCAAGATCGGTGCAGGCGCGTTCGGTATCAACAAGACCTGATAACAACCCACTAATCATGCGGCGGGTTCTCCCGATCTCGCCGCAGCAGATCGAAAGGAACGGACATGCCAGTCATTGTCACAGCAAGCCAATTGCGCACGGTGCTTGGCGTGTCCGTTTCCTTATACAGTGACAGTTATTTGGACGAAATAATCAACACAAGTGAAGCCGTAATTTTGCCAATGCTTGTTGCAAATACTTCAGCAATTAACGCGTACAAACTTGAATCAAACGTTGCTTATTTCTACACCCAACGCGAACACCATTTTGTTGCGGGTCAATCCGTTATTGTGACGGGATTACCAGCACCATTCACCGCAACTCACACAGTGGTGACGTCAGAACTTTACTATTTCACCGCTGCACTGACTTCAACAGACGTCACCGTGCGCGACATAATCCCAACAGGCACAGCAACACTTTCAGGCTATTCCGCAGCTGATATTTACGCAACCAGCGCGCCAATTGAATCAGCCGTTCTTGCAGTCAGCGTTGAAGTGTTTCAATCACGCGTTGCAGCAGGCGGTCAGATCGAGGGCGTAGATTTTGCTTCAACGCCTTACAGAATGGGTCGCAGTTTGACCAACCGCGTGTCAACTTTACTTATGCCATTTTTGGACGTTGAAACGGTTGTGCAGTAATGCCAGCCAATGCCGTCTCCGATACCCGCGCAGCCCTAGCAACCGCGTTTTCATCACTAGCGGCAACCTGCTATTCAAGCGTGCCTGAATCGCCAATTCCACCAGCAATCGTCATTGTGCCTGATTCGCCTTACATGGAAGTTGTGTTGATCGGTAAGGCTTCAACAAAGGTCAAGATCAATTTTGCAATCACCGCCATTGTTGCTTCAAACAGCAATGCAGGTTCACTGGACAATCTAGAAAAACTCATCATAGGAATTCTTGCGGCAATGCCCGCAGGATACGTTGTAGGCGTTGTTGAAAAGCCCACAGTGTTGGAAGTAGGACAAAGCCCAATGCTGGTTGCTGACATCAACGTTTCGACGTACTACACACAGACAACTTAGGGGACAAAATGCCAACGACAATCATAACTGGTCGCGATTTAGTCGTGACCATTGCAACCGTTAACTACGACGCACAGGCGACCAGTGCAACACTTGCGAATTCACCAACCGTGGAGACGTACCAAACACTTGACGGCAAGGCGTACAAGCACATTGACGACCAGTGGACTTTCGACGTTTCAATGCTGGCAGACTGGGGCGCGGCTTCATCATTGTGCGAAGCCCTATGGACAGCATGCGAAACAAACCCAAACACAGTTTTGGCGGTCTCGTTGACTGCCGTGACTGGTGCGGTTTTTGCGTTCAACGTCATGCCCGTATTTCCTTCAGTCGGCGGTGCAGCACCTGACGCACAGGTCGTTGACCTATCATTTATTGTTGTCGGTACACCAACCGAAACATTTAGTTAAAAACTACTAATCGGGAGACAAAATGAAACTACCAATTACGATCGAGTATAACGACGGTACGCAGGCGACTTACACGGCTGCGCCACCTGAGTGGGTAAAGTGGGAAAAGAACACAGGCAACACGATCAGTCAGGCACAAGAAAAGATAGGAATTTCCGATCTTGTGTTTCTTGCATATCACGCCATGAAACGTGAAGCGGCAGGAAAGCCAATCAAGCCAATCGAGGCTTGGACGGAAACCATTGCTGAAGTGATAGTCGGTGAAGCAAACCCAAAAGTTACCCCGTCGGAAGCCTTGCCCGAATAGTTTGGGAGTTAGCCTTAGAAACAGGGCTACCGCCTAGCGAGTTCGAAGCAGCTGAGGACATTTTGACGGTGCTTGAAATACTGGAAGGACGGGCAAATGGCAAGTGACGCAATCGCCTACGACAAGGCTGAATTGCGTGCCATTGTCCGTTCTTTTAAAGCAATGGACGATGAAGCATTGTCACAAGCCAAAGAGGCAACCAGCGAACTTGCAACTTATGTTCAAGGCAAGATAAAGGCAGCGGCTTCAACACGCACGCGCAACCTTGTTGACAACCGTGTCGCTGACGGTTCAAAGGTTTCCAAGTCATCAAAGATCGGCGAAATTTCATTTGGTTTTGCTGGACAAAAATTAAGCGGCGGTGCAACAACGCAACAAATTTGGGGTGGTGTTGAATTTGGTTCAAACAAATATAAGCAGTTTCCAGTGTGGTCAGGTCGCGAAGGTCGAGGGTCACGCGGTTGGTTTATCTATCCCACCTTGCGCAGTGCCCAACCTGAAATTCTCAAAAAATGGGAAGAATCATTTTCAAAGATAGTTAGGAAGTTCGACTAATGGCTGGTTCAAGAACTCTTAAACTTTCAATTCTTGGTGACGTTGACAGCCTTAACAAATCGCTCAAATCTGCCACGCAGGACGTTGACACATTTGGCGACAAAATGGGCAAGGCTGGAAAGGCTATTGGCGCAGCGTTCGTTGCAGCTGCTGCCGCTGCTGGTGCGTACGCAATCAAGATTGGTGTTGACGGTGTAAAGGCTGCATTGGAAGATGAAAAAGCCCAAAGAATTCTTGCGCTTACTTTAGAAAACACAACTGCTGCAACTAAAGGACAAATTGCAGCGGTTGAAACTTACATAACAAAGACTGCACTTGCTACTGGTGTCACTGACGACCAATTGCGTCCAGCATTGTCGCGTTTAGTTAGATCAACAAAAGACACTGAGGACGCACAAAGACTTTTGGGCTTAGCGCTGGATATAAGTTCAGCAACGGGCAAACCGCTTGAACTTATAGCAAACAGTCTAGG